TTTTTCTTTCAGTTCCTTTTTAGTCAATACATCAGCCAACGGATCGCTGGCCAATAGACTTTGAGTTCCCTGCTTATCGAGTTGCTCTTGCAGTTTGTCGTTTCGCTCCTGCATTTTAGCTAACTGAGATTCCGCTTCCTGCCGTTGTTCTTCGGCTCGTTTACGTTGCGAAGTTAGCTTACCAATTCTTTGGTTTATGCTTTTTTGCGCCTTATCATCCAGCCCATCAGATTCCTCCACATCATCAGCGTCTTGCGCTTCCGCTTCCTCGGTTTCCTCATCGGTTGGCTGATCCTCTACCTCGTCCGGTTGCTCAACCTCTGGTGTTGATTCCGTTTCGGGTTCCTCTGCGCCCGCTTCGGTTTGCTCGTCTACCGCAGCGGGTTCTTCCTGGGCCTGTTCACGATTCTTTTGCAACAATTCCCCCAAACCCTCAAAGGAGATGTTGTCCACGCCATTTTCGGCTGACGTTGGGCCTACTGGTTCTGTAACTGTTTCCATGCTTTACCCTGCAAGTCGGTTATCATTGATTAGTTTAGGGCCAAACAAAGAAAAGCCCGTGTCAACGAGAGTGTTAACACGGGTGCGCTTGGTTATGTCTATGGATTTAAATTGAAATAGGTCGAAATCGACCAAAATCAGTCAAAATTATGTGACTTCATCTCTCATCGCTTGGTTCATTATTTGAACCAATTGATTCTCGATGCTTAATATGGCGCTGATTGAACCTAGATTGTGCGCGTTGCGATAAGGCTCATTGGCGTTGGCTGGATCAGAGGTGTATAAAACTTGCTCATCCTTTAAAGCACTTAAAAGCGCCCAAACAGCATTAAATCGAGCGTCCTGCATTAAGGTGACTAAATCTATGTCCCTGGTTATTTGATCTATTTTGTATTCGTCTACTGTCATTTTACAAATTTACGTCTGGATTTCCTTCTATTTTGAAATAGGCTTGAACGCTACCCTTTGTGTAATAGCGATAACCATTTGGAGTTAATCTCACAATTTTCAATTTACCTTTATCGCCTAAATCAGCCAATATCTGACTTTTAACACCACATAGACGCTCAACATCCGCTGGGCGCAACAACCAAGGTAAATCGTCAAATTTCATTTTTAAGGCGTCTGTTTTCTTTTCTGAGCTTAATGTTTTCTATCCTTAACTCACGGCAACATTCTTTTAAGGCCCGTATTAAATCCTCTTTTGATTGGCGAACAACTCTTACCGGCTCTTTATCCATATCTATTTGGTGCAACCAATCCGCCAGTAGCTTGTAATCTGTTTTCATCGACATACTCACATCCTCTTTTAAATAAATATCGGTCTGGATCTACCACATCTTTTAGCGCTCCCTTTAATCCGTCCAGGCCGGTGTATTCAGCGTAGGCGTAAATAGATTGCTCACAATCGCTACTGATAAAATATTTAGGACTGTTCATGGCGCTAATTGGATTTGTTTCATCGTAATCAAACATATCGTTAATGACCGTTATGCCATCTTCTATGTCGCCTCCTGGCCCTGCATACCAGATCATACTCTCCCCAATTACTTCACCTTCGTTGTCGTGTTGTTCCTCATCCATCATGCTAATGATGGATTGGCCCTGTTTGACATTGGGTACTTCTGCGCCGCCGCCTCGCGGATCAATTACTCGTTCAAATATTTCTTCATCTCCCTCAAGTTTTTTAATCAGTTTTTTATATGACAAAATTGACATTCCCATTGGAGTTTGCGCTGGGCCTGGCTTGCCGTCTGGTTTATCGCTTGGAAATGCCCATTCACCGTATGTTTTCCTGTCCGGCCATTCCCGATAAAGCCACACCCTGTCCAAATCATCTATGATGTACCATTTGATGAACCAATTTTTCGTACCCCCTGGGTCGCAACTGCAATATCGCGTTCCCGCTTTGGGTATATCTTTGGGGTCAACCACATGAACCGTTTCGTTGAATTTAGGAAACGCTTTGCCTTCAAGCCTTTCTGCCCAGCCGTAGGCGCGTATTTTAATTTCCTCTGTGGTTTTGCCGTCCAACATTTTGACGATATTTTCATATCCACCAAACGGGTTCCAAATACTGTGAAAACATATTATTGCAGCGCTTTTGCTTCTCGCTTCCAAGATGTAGGGCATCTCGCCTTTTTTGCATCCAGGCACATGGATGTTTTCCTGCTCCAACAATTCCGCCGGACGGCTTTCCACGACGCGCGATCCCGCCAGGTATTCCTTAACCGTCATAGTGTAGCCGCGAACAGGGGTGAAAGTAATTATGAGTTTGCCGCTTCTAGTTACAATTCGGTAACGCAATGTTTTTACAAGCTCATAACCAATAAGCTCATCCGCCCATATCATGTCCAATTCGCCACCCTCAAAAACACGCTCATCCATTGAGTAATTTAAGAACCTGGTGCGCGATCCGTTTGGTAAAATAAAAATTTGATCTGAAAAGCCCCCTTTATCAGTCCAGCGCACATTGGTTGTCTGTCCCTGCTTTCCAATGTCGCGCCATTCTGGTGGCATATATCGCCTAACAACCGGCTGCTGCATTTCAATGCTGGAGGGCAAGGTACTGTGCAAACACCAGGTATTTATTTTTTCTTCGTGTACCATTTTTTTCACAACGGTTCGCGAAGCCCATTCAGTTTTCCCTGAGCGGTTGCCACCTAAAATAAGCAGTTCGTCGTATTCTTCCAGCAGCCGATCCGCGTCCTTCCATGACGGCTCAATCTCCACGCCGTAACGCAACGGATCGCTTTGGGCTAGGCTAACAACCCGTTCGCGTTCGCTGATTTTTTCCTGCAAATAATCAATGCCGTACTTGTCGGCAATTTTAACCATTTCCTCATCAGTAAAAGCAGCAATGCCAGGATATTTAGTCTGATTTATCATCGTCTTGTGTGACCTCTATGGCATCCACTTTTTTTTCAGCCAACTCCATCTTTATTTTTTTGATTTTTTCATCCAACTCACCCGCGCTGATCTCGCGGCGCACCTCATGTATTTGCGTGGGCATTCCCTCAAATTTCGTTAGATGATCGGATATGATCCCCCATGCAATTGGTTTTTTGTCTGCTGATATTTCATCTTTTTGTATGGCTTCCATGAGCGAGTCGGTTGCCATGCGGTGCAGCGTTCTAATCTTATGCAGCGCCCGCTCTTTGTAAGCTGCAAGGCGGCCGTCAAGTTCTGCTCGATGCTCCAGCGCCGCCACCGTATTGCGGCTTACTTTCATGCGCCTGGCAATTTCTGAATGGGTCATGTTTGGATCGACAATTAATTCCAAAATCATGTCCACTTTTTCGCGATCACGCTCAATGATTGCGCCGCTAAATTGCCCAGGCTTTTTTTCGTAAGCCGCCAGCAGATTTTTAGTCTGCTCCATTGTTTCCTCACGCGAAAACAGTTCGCCTTGATCAGCAAGCGGATCAGCAGCCGGTTTTGCAACAGGAGTTAATTTTTGCTGTTCTATGGTGTGCTTGCTCCTTTTTGGCCGTAGTTAAAACCACTACCGTAGCCCTGTGCGCCACGTTTAGCCCAAAACCTTTCGTAGCCCCTATCTACATCTTTTTTTAGATTATTATATTCGTGACCACGGGTGTTAAATTTTTCCTGTTCCACAACTAATTTTTTCTTGGGAACTTTGGAAGTTTTTATATTACTGTCTTTACCGCTCATCTTTTACCTCCTGTGTACCTTTCTGCGTGTCCCTCTTTAACAAGGGTTTCATTTAAGTTTTCACCGTTGTCATTAAACAGCGTGCCTAGCGTCCGGCCAAATTTCCCTTTTTTGTCTAGGCTCGTTTTTACAACGCAATAGTTTTCGTTTTCCTCTAACATTTCCACCAGCCGCGCCTTGGCTGCCAGGCCCGCCCTTTTTTCGTTTATGTCTCTGGTGCGAGTTTCCGGCGTGTTAATACCGTACAACCTAACTCGTTGCTTGTGGTGCAGATCAAACCCCATGTCGATGAGGCAGTCCACGGTGTCGCCATCCACAACGCGCGTCACTTTGGCGTTGTAATGAAATAGTTTGTTTTCTGGTTTCATAAATTGTGATTAGCCCGCCCTGTTGAGCATACTAGCAATAACACCCGTAGAGGATCGGGATTTGGCAGGGGCAGGACGGGCTAAAATTATTTGCATGGAATACCTTCAGCTAATACGTCCTCTAACTTATCTCTGTGACCGCACGGATTAACCCATTGCTCAACCCAAAACGAAGCGCCTGGACGATGCACTCTTACAGAGTGTAACTTGCCTCTTTTTGCGCCACATACCGGACAGTTATCATTTATCTGTAATCGACTGACTCCTTGCAGATCGTCGCCTTCCCAAATGGGTACTGTAACCTTCATTAGTCGAACCAATCTGTTAGTCTGTCTTTTTTAAGCAAATCTTCGGGATTGATTTCAGCACGTTCCCTGGCTCGCTTTAATTGATTTTCCGTAAACAAATACGGAGTTTCATTTTCTCCATCACTATCCTCCAAAAAGGTAAAGATGTAGTGACTGTTTGCGCCGAATTTTCGGCTACCATTTTCGACTTTAAATAGCCGTCCGTTTTTTACTCTTGGCATAGTTGTATTCCTAGTTGTCTTGTTCCGCCGCCCATTTGTCAGCGGCATCGAAATCCTTTTCTGTTAATTGCGTAGCTTGTCTTTCTTGTTTTTTGTCATGGTTTTGATAATCAAAAGTGTCAAAGCGCTGTAGTCCTTTGTGAAATATATACTCCAGGTTTCCTGTGCTTCCGTGGCGCTGTTTAGCAACAATCAATTGAGTGTGCTTGGAGTGGAAATCATCAAAATCATTCACATTGGAAGCTGACAGTTTGTTTTGAAACTCAATCGTATCATCTTCCGACCTTGGAATAACTTCATGCAACAATCCGACAAAATCGGCATCCTGCTCAATTTGTCCCGATTCACGAAGATCAGCCAGGCCAGGTTCTTCATACTTACTACGGGCGCTGTTACGGTTAAGCTGGGCCAGCGCGATGATTGGCACGTTTAAATTTTTGGCTATGGCTTTTATATCCCTACTAACAGCGGCAACTTCATCCTGGCGGGATTCAACAAACTTTTTCTTTTCCTTGGATCGGGCCAACTGCAAGTAATCAATAACGATCAGTTCAATGCCGTATAGGAGTTGAAACTGGCGGGCGCGGTGGGCAATTTGGTCAACGGTTAAATTTGGTCTGTAATCAATTTTAATATTTAACTGATCTAGCATTTCTTTGGCTTTAAAGAGCTTTGGATAATCTGAGTCTGGAATGAAGCCGGTTCGCCATTGCACCATATTGGCCCTGGCCTCGCTAAATACCAGGCGATCCGATAACTCGCGCAGACTCATCTCCATGCTAAAGAACGCAACCGGCCGCCTTTTTTCGGTGCTGTGTCCATCCTTATCTCGGCCCATCCCGACGTTAGCTGCAATATTTAGCCCAAGCGCCGTTTTGCCGCCCCCTGGCCGTCCGGCAATGACGTAAACTTCTGTTGGGTGCAGCCCCCCGATTTTATTATCTAAAAACTTATAGCCTGTCGGTATGCCAGAGCATTGCGCCACACCGCGTTTGGTTTCATCTATTCGGCGGTATGTATCAGCTATACCGTCTTTCACCAAATCGCCGTAGCCCTCATCATCGTTAAAATTATTGATACCCATTAGCTCCCCTTCTGCCTCTTGTAACGTCTTTGAGGGGTCGCCTTTTTTTTCGAGTAATTTTTCGTATGTCCTGGTTAAAAACCGACCGGCTTTACGCTTGAGCGCGTACTGCATGGCCGTTTCCAAGTAATAAGGAAGATTAAGGGCGCTTGGCACGGAGTCCTGCAAATCAGTTAGCTCAAGTATCCAGCCTTTTTGCGGGGCAAATTCTTCCTTTTTTAACACCGAGGTTAATTGCAGCAAATCCGGCTGTTTACCGTTTGTGACTTCCTCCAGTAGTGCCTTCCAGATCGCCCTGTTTGTATCCAGGGTAAACAACTCCATTGCCTCGTTGCCGCATTTACCAAATATATCAAAACACAATTTACCCTCTGTGAGACAACAACCTAAAATCCCCTTTTCACTTTCTAAATCTGCAACTGTCTCTAAATATTTATCCATTGGCAATTTGCGCTTTTAGTTCTTTTTCTTTGTTTTTTAATGCCCACCACTCTGCTCGCATAGGGTCATTAGGCCCACAAGGCACTTCTTTTGCGGGATTACCTGGGTGGCTGTATTTCATTAATGACTGAACAGCCGCCAGTTGTTGCTGAAGCTCCCAAACCGAGGGCGCTCCATTTTTTCGATTTTTTTGAGGAAAACTTCTTTCAGAACCATCAAAATCCCGCTTGCAGTTTCGCAGCATAAAGCTGAGATTTTTGGCAAATGGCTTTGGCCGTTGAGTGTGTGGATTTACAAACCAGCCCTGTTCTTCCTGGCGCTCGTACCAACTTTGGGCAAACTCGCGAGTTATGCCCCTAGCTTCAATGCCTTCTAAAAATAATTTTTGTGATATGATTCCGTTAACTTCCGTTAACTTTCCGTTCTCTATATAGGGGGAGGAAGTATCTTCCAATGTTTCGGAAGTATCTTCCTTTATCTCGGAAGAATCTTCCAATGTTTGGGCGTCATCTTCCTTTTTAAAGTTAATCTTGTAGCTGTAGGTATCTAATTTGGTGAGCATTTTTAAATCCACCAAATAGGAAAGGTTTTCCCTAACGGATCGGGTGGTTGTGCTGGTCATATTCGCAAGTGTTTCATGGTTCGCAAACACATCCCCGTTGCTGGAGAGGTAACTAACAGCCAGAAGCAGCAGCTTTGCACCTGGCCTTTTTATAGGCTGATCCCACGCCTTTTTTTGCAGCTTTAGACTCATACTGTAGCCACAAGGGGCGTATCTTTAAGCCCGTCCCAATAGTGAACTCCCACACGCGCCCGTAGCCGTCCATAAGGCACGTTTCTTCGCCTTTTGGTGTATCTACACGCACCCAGCGCCAAGGGAAAAGACGATGGGACATTAAACGCTCTAAAAGCGCATAATTTACTTTTCTCCACTCTGCTTTCACCACTTACCACGCCATCGAGGGCAGGGTCGTTTAATAACCCATATTCCTCCCTCGTAAACCGCCGGAAACGTCATGGGTTTGCCGGTGTGATCTTTTAGCGTGAAATTTTGACTGGATTTAACTCTCACCATAACTAAATCGCCGTTTTGGCGTTTAGCTCGGATGATAGCCCGATTAGGAAAGTTACCCTGGATAAAGGTCAGTATTTCCTCGTTTTGCCTCTCAATTGGCTCTGTAAGAGGTTTTTTGTTTTCTGTCGGCTTGGTTATGCCAACTAGCTTAATAATGCTTTCTACACCTTGATTTGTGTAAACAATCGAACGGCCATCTTTTTTGAAATCCGGCCCCCTTTTTAAATTTTTTCTGTGCGAAATTAGAGTATTTCTAGGAACACCTAATTTTCGGCTTAATTCTAATTCTGTGATTGTTTCTTCCATTCAAATATGAACCTACAAAAAGCATTCACGACGGTTAAAACCGGCGGCGATCAATGGATCTCTTTGCAAAGAAATCTGGGCTGTCTTAATAAGCCTCTGTACCGCCGATCTTGTTTTACTGACCAAACACCCTTCTAGCGGCCATACCCAAGCAGCCAGAAGGAATTCAATTGCCCATTTGTAATATTTTTTCTGAGCAGTAATCCATATACTGCGTGGGCGGCGCGAAACGAGTTCGACCCCCCCCCCCGCGTCAATTATAAATGGGCCGCCCAGAACATAACGTACCGCGATCCGACGCAGATCGGCCAGCCGGTCGGCAATTGCTCGGCACAAATCTATTAATGCCGCTTTTATATAGTGATCCCAGCGAATTGCCGTGGCCTTGGCAGCCAGCGCTTCAAATGATCCTGCCCGCCTTTTGTTTTTAAATGCCGACGGCGAGACCGATCTGATTTGTTTACCCTGGACAAACTCCACCGGCCGGATCACCGGCCGACCATCGCCGAGAAAAGAGAGGTTGTCTTTTTTATGCTGCTCCATCTGTCACAAGTTGCTGGCCAAAGCTGATCGGCTGCGGATCGCGGGTCTCTGGCGTGCGGTGCTGTTTTAAATAATGACGGATGGAAGCGGTGGAAACGTGGCTTACTCCGTTGTGCAACTTAAATCCCTCCAAATCCCCTCGCGCCACCAAGTTACGAATGTGGTTCTCGCTCATTTGCATGGCGGCTGCCGCGTCGCGGATTCGCAGGATCAAGGGCCGTTTAAACTCACTAGGCATTGCGGTGATCGTCTACGTTTTGGAGTCTCTGGCAACTGTTAATTTCAAATTTACATTCTAAAGCTGCTCCCGCGATCCGCGCCGGATCACCGGCCCGCGCTTAAATCCCAAAAAAACGCAAAAAGGGGGCCGCGCTCAAAAAATGCCAAAAATAAAGGCCCGAGATTCACTTGTAAGGCGTTAAAGACTGCGCCGGAAGGTGATCACCGCGCCCGATCCAGAGCCACCCAACGCCTCCCAACGCCCCCCAAAAAAAACACAAAATAAAAACGCGATTTGCATTGCATAGCCCAAACCGCTTGGGCTAAAAACGGCCCGCGCATTGCAAAGCGCATAAACATGAAATTGAAAATTGAATCAAAATGGGGCCGATCTTTCCTTGTGGATCGTTACGGCCGGTGGATCGCTTACGATCAAGCTACCAAGTTGAAAACCGCAGACGCTCGCGCCTTTGTGCGATCTGAAAAAAATCGCGTAAAAACTGCGCTGGCGTCTGATCAGTACATCGCACCAAAAACGCAGCGCTATTATCAGAGCGTTTTGGGGGGGGCCGCATGAAAATGCGAGAGATAGATCACGGCGGGTTCCGCACGGTCAGCGCGGACAATATCAATATCGCAGAGTTCAACAGAACCACGGCCCATTGGGCTGGCAATGTGATATTCAACATTTGCCAAGCTGAATCTGAATTCGGCGATAACCGCTTGGAATCAGCGGCCGAGATCATAGTTGAATGCGAGGGGCTTGGCACATGGGAATTGATTGATTGGGCGAACATGGCCAGCCGCGTCGCTTTCCCGCTTGCTGACATGGCAAACGCAAAATCTATGGACTCGCCTTGGATCAGTTACATGGAGTCCAGCGATCAGTTTGCCGAGGTCGTTCTTGATCTGATTGAAAACAGCCTTGATGCCGTCCAAGGGCCGCAGATTTATCGCCAACAAATTAATTCAATGATCCAAACGCGGATGCTTTGGGATATTGAGATCGCAGAGATCTACAACGCCGCACACGCCGCGATCATTGGGGAGGTTTGTAATGTCTGAATATTGCTTTCTACCCTGCCGAATTTGTGGGGCCGAGGGCGACGGGATCAGCCAGCCGAAAAACAAAAGCGCCGTGCGCTTTTGGGATGCGGACGATGGCTGGATCATTG